TAATATTCTTTGGTCCGTCCCACCCAAGTCGACGCATACATTTGCCGAGGCGCTTGTAGTCGACGTCGTGTTGTTTGCTGACATGAATGCCGAGGACAGTTCCGAGTAGGTCAGTAGTCGATATGCGCTCCTCATCTTGTTTGTCCTCTTCAATAGTCCCGCATGCGTTGGCAAGCTTGTCCTCCCACGGATCGTGCTCTTCGCGCGCTTCCTGCTCGACGCTTGCTGCGCTCCACAGCTCTCGTTGTAATATAATTGATGCGCCAGGCTCCCGCGTCGAAGCTTCGGCCCAGAGCTGGTCGCGGTCGCGCTTGAGCGTTTCGATGTCGATTGTCGTCGTCTTGACTGGCCAGAACCTGCGATCAGCCTCCTTCAGATACCGATCATTGTTCGTCGTGCCAAAGAATATCGGTGTGCGCGGCAGATCGACCCGGAAGTGACCGTAGGCTTTGCGGGCGCGGTCGACCGTTCGCGACACGAAGGACCGCATATGTTCGATGTCGGTCCGGCGAATATTTGAGAGCTCGGCGATCTCGTATAGCCAGATGCCGGCGAGAAGCTCCTGCACCTCACGGTCCCGGGCGCCGAGGATGGTTTGATCGGAGAAGTTCTCGGACCCCGCCATTATCTCGATTGCCATTGACTTGCGACTTCCCATTGGCCCCTCGAGCACAATAATCGGGTCGAACTTTGTCCCCGGCTTGCGCGCCCGGCGCACGGCGGCGATCAGCGCTAGCCGTCCGAATTCGCGATTGAGCTCGGTGTCCGCGGCGCCGAGATAAGTGATCAGCCATCGCTCAAGCCGCGGCGTGCCGTCCCACTTCAGTGCGTCGAGGTAATCGGTAATCGGATTGAATTTGTTCCTGACGCACAATTGCTCGACGGCATCGATGGTGTGGTTTTTGCCGGGGTCGAAACTGAACGCCGCATGGATTTTTCGCCGCAGGTCGGCGACGACAAGGTCGAGATTGGCAAGCCGAGGAACGATCTTGCCTTCGACGAGATGCTTGTCGTGGAATTCGTCATAGCGGCATTCAACTTCAAGCGCCAGAAGGGCTCGCCGCGCGTTTGCGCAAGTTGGTTTTGGGACGCCGTTCCTGTCGGTCGTCTCCCAGATCAGCGGCTCATCCGGTTCGGCGGCACCGTCGTCAACGTGGATCTTGCGCTTGCTCTGCCATTTCTTGAATGAGCGCTCGACTTCGCCGCGCAGTCGGCCAGCGTAGCGGCGGGCAATACCGTTTGGCCATTGCGAGAGCATCTTGACGATTGCCTCGGTCGACATGCCTTTGGCACACAGGTGGCCGATGACGGCGTGAAACACGGCGCTCGCGTCGGCGCCGGCGGGGGCGCCCGAGCGGATGATCTCATCGTAGTCGATCGACTTGCCGGCCGACTCGCCGGCGCCATTTTGTTCGCCGGCACCATTTTGCGCGTTGTCGTAGTGCGTCTTGATTTTGTCGAGGATATCGAGTGGCGCGAGCTCCTTACACTCACCGAGCTGCGCACCCGTGATGGTGATATAGCGCTCGCAGTTACAGTAGACCTCGATACCGGCGTCCTCGCGTGCACCCTCGATTTTCCACCTACGGTGAAGTTTGTCGCCGCTGCCGATACCGATGATCCTCAGCCCTTCGCCCGACGGCGTTCTCTCGACGTAAGCGCCGTTGGCCTGTTCGATCCAGGCCCTGGCCCAAGGATCAATTTCGTAGCCGGTTAGGCAATGATCGAGATCGACCGCGGCGAACGGCGTGTCGAGCAGAGTGAAGCCAATTCCATCTGCTTTGCTCGCCGCCGCAACGGCGGCCTTGTAATTTGTCCAAGTCGCCGGATCATTGTTCTTCGCCTTGCGCCGCGGATCCGTCGCCATGAAGGGCGGCTTGGTCCACTTGGCTTTTCTCTGCTCCCAGCGCCAAAGAACCCAATGATCGAGCTTGCACAGCGGAGCGAGCGCGGCGGGGAAATTCGCGAGATTGGTTTCGACCTTGGTGTCGGGCTTGCTCATGGCCACCGTCCAATCCTGCAGTAGATTGCATGCAGCCACTTCGCCCGCTTCTCCGTCGGCTCGCGCCGGGCGCACCAGCGCACCATGTCGTCGACGAAGTTGATTTCCTTCGGGCTCAGGAGGCCGTCGCTCTGGCGTTTGATCTCACAAGCCATTTCGTAGAACGACGGTCCAACATTACTGAAGTCCGGCGTTGCCGCCGCGGCGGCGTTCTTGCCCTCCCGGAAGCCCGCGTCGTAGAGCTTCTTCATTTCGGCCTGTGACAGGCCTTCGATGCGCGCTGCCAGTTCGTGGATATCGCTGCCCTCCTCCCGCAAGATGCGCTGCAAGGCGTGCACCGCGGCAAGCGCCTCACCGTCATTGGACGACGACAGTAGTTTGATCAGCTTCTGGACTTTCTCGACATTCATGTCCGCCAGCACCGTTCGTGGTGGCCGCACAGGCGGCATTTCCAGTTGTCGGGATTATCGGTGAAGCGCGGTAACAGCTCGCCGGCGGCAGTCGCCGCGATGATTGTCTTGGCGCGCTCGATCCAGTGGTTCGCTCTATCGATATTGAACTCGACGAGCACGTGAACGCGCTCGCAGCTGTCGGCATTGATGGCGGTGAAAATTGCCGGGTGGTCGCTGGCGCCAAGGAAGTGCTGGTAGAGCGCGACTTGCGCTTCGTACTGTGGGTAGGCCTTTGTTAGGCCGTCGCGATCGAGCGAGCGCCAGCCCTTGGCGTTGAGTGCCTTGCACTCCCACAGACAGGGATAGGCGATATCGCGGATTTTGGGGCCGTCGACCAGGAGGCCATCGGCGTGGCCGGATAGCATTCCCGCAAGTGCCGTGAACCGTAATCGTTCGTCGGGGGCAAACTTGAAGCCGGCGTGGACGAGGTGCTCGCGAGACCGTCGCTCGAAGTAGTGTCCTCGATCAAAGATGTCCTTTATGCGCGCCGGATGCTCCGGGTCGCACATCCAATCGAATTGAATGCGTCGCATGCAGGGATGCCCGACGGCGCTGGCGCCGAGATAGCCGCGCGTTGTCTCCGGCAGCACGCTGCTGTCCATCTGCTCATTGAGCGCAACGCTGATCGGCATGGCGGAGAGCGCGGTGGCGTTGAAGTCGGGCATGGCAATTTTCTCAGAGCGGCGGCAGCTCGTCGTTGAATTCCCCTTCGGGTTGCTGGGCTGCGCCTAATGGCGGCCGGCGCGTAACCAGCTTCTCGCCGGCATCGCGCGCCAACATTGCCTTGCCGATCAGGTTGTAGGCGTCGCCCAGGAGCTCGATCATTTCCTCGCGGCCGAATTCCGCGAGCGGCCTCGACCAGTCGATTTCCGGTCTGGCGAGCTCCGGCAGGATCGACTCGATGGCGCCGATATCCCACGGATCCGGTTCGAGGCCGGTGTCGCGAATATGCTTATTGACATCGATGCCGTTACCGACGGCCTGGCGGGCTCGAACGTCGATCCAGCCGAACAACACCGCCGCGACGATCCAGCCCCATTCGGTATCGCTCAGCCGGCCGATCGGCGTATTGGGCGGCACCGCGCCGCCGCTGACAGCGGCGCGGGCCTTCTCGACGGCAACGCGAGTTGCCTCGCGCTGCCAGCAGTCCTCGATCGCGGCGAGCGATGGTAGGCGCAGTTTCCTCTTCCTGGTGTTCATGACGTCGCCCACCCCGGTTTTTTAATGGGCGTCGGCGTGTTGCCAGGGCTGCCGTTGGGCGTATTGCCAGGGCCGCCCTTGGGCTGCTGCTCGATCGAACGCCATTGCGTCTTATCGGGCGTGATGACTTCGGCGATATTGTTCTTTGCCTTGTACTCGCCCTGTGCTGGTTCGACGCCGAGCCTGCACATGAAGCGCAGGCCGTCGAAGTCGATATACTCGGCGTTGCGCGCCGCCTTCGCCGCCTCGCTGACGTCTGTCGGTTTGATGCCCCTGGCGCTCTCAAGGATCGCGCGCAGCCGCCGCCTCGTGATGTCGGCGGCCTCCTCGTGTCCGTTGGTCGTCCCGGACAGAACCATGTTCTCCCAGAACTTCCGCTTGGCATGGTCGCCCTCAACGACAATAAATTCTGCGTCGAGCATTTCCGCTTGACGATTCTTCGAGCGCTTTAGAAGTCCGCCTTCGCCAACATTGCCGGGACGGATATTCATCTGAACGACGACGATCGTTCCTTCCGGAATGACGTCGAAGGATTTCTGTGCACCTGCTGAATTGTAGTCCATGATCCTACCCTTTCATCTTGGAGGTCGACTTTGAGGACGGCTGTTGAAGCGAAGCCGCCGTCCGGGGCTTCGTGAGCTTATTGAGAAGTCTGCCGAGGTCAGGCGGCTCGAATTGTTCGAGCTTGCCGCTGCGATCCTTAGCCGGATAATTCCATTTGTTTGGTGCGGTGCAGATGAAGGAGCGGACCAACGCGCCGTCGCCGTAATCGACCCAGTTAAAAGTGACGACCTGGTCGACGACAGCCGGCAGCTCGCGGCCGGTGCGCGTGCCTTCGAATTGCAAGCGGTGTTCAGTGTGATTGAAGTCGTCGACGACGGTTTCGAGGACACCAAGAAAGACGACGTTGACGTTGCGGGCCTGCTGGATATGCATCAGCCACGCGAGAGCTTCGCGGGCGTGAAGGCCGTAGGCGCCGCGCAAATCCTTCTTGCCGCTGCGCTCAGAGAATGCTTCCGGCTGCTGGCTCGACCACTGGAAGGACAAGCGGCCGATGGCGGTGATGCTGTCGATGAAATAGGTGCGGTACTTGCTCAGCCGCGCCGGATCGCCGAAATGATCCTTGACCGCGGTATAGTGCGCTTCGCTGTAGACATTGTCCGGCGGAACATTGGGATTGGGGCCGGCCAGGGCGACGGCGAGGTCGCGACACTCCGGCCAGGTTCGAGGCCGGAGGCAGTCGACCGCGATATCGGTGATCGCCAGGTCGCCGGCTTCAACATCGACAAGCAACGTGGTCGCGAAATCGAGCCCGCGAATGAGCGTCGTCTTGCCGACCCCGGTCGGACCGACGACGAGAATTTTCGCTCCGCGAAGGGCCGCTGTGCGGTCGGCGGCGGGAATGATTTTGTTGGTCATGACGCCGCCTCACCGAAAAGTGCGGCGCATTCAGCCTCGCGCTTTGCGTCATGTTCAGCCTTTCGCTTTTTTTCGCAGACATTGGCAAGTTCTAAAAGGAAGTGCCCTAAGCGTCTGATGTCCTCGATGGACAATGTCGTCTTGGCGAAGCGCTCGGCGCCGTTGTTTCGGGTTCGCCGGACCAGCTCCATAGTCAGAGCGCTGAAACCTTCAAGCGCGATGTCCCTTGTTGAAACAGGTGGTCGGGATCGGGGAGGTACTGAGGTAACGACCTCGAAATAATCACTGCGATTGAGCTCCACGATAATCGGGTCGGTTTTCGCCGGCGCAGCCGGGTTTGCCGACTTTTTGGGTTTTGCGCTCGGCTGATCCCGACCCTTAGTGTCGGTTCGGGTCTCGACGTTCGGAATTTCCGAACGTCCCTCAAGTTCGCCGCGGACCTTGGCGACGGTCTTGTCGTCGGCCTTCACCTGCTTGGCGATCTGCCGGTTCGACGCCTCCGGTTTCGCCTTCAATACCTTGGCGATCAGTTCGCGCTTCTGCTCGCTGGTCAGGTGGCGGCGATAGAGGTTGGCTGAAACGACATATTCATAAGGGTCAGTATTCGGATCGGTCTGGAGGGCCACGCTGCCAAGCAGCCGGTCGATGTTGCTCCAATCGAGCCCGATACCGACCAGCTCCATAGCATCAAGACGGTTGCGCCCGTCGAGTAGCTTGCGCTTGCATAGGATGACGGGCGATTGGATGCCCCGAGCCTTGATGTCCTCGCCGAGCTCACGCAGCTCAGTCTCGGACATGCACGGAAACAGTTCGGCTGCCGGATGGACCGGCAGAACATCGCGCCAGCTCTTGAATGGCTTGTCTTTACTGTTGCCGTTGCGCCGGCCGGGTACGTTGCAATTTTTGTCGAGGTTCTGTATTGGCACGGCGTTGCTCCTTTGTTGCCCGCGATGGATCAGGTCGCGGATCGTTGGAAACAGTTACGGCGCCCTCGGCGCCCTCGGTGGCCCGGTGGCGCCGTTTCTTTTCATGATGGTTCTTTGGAATTGGCCGCGACTGTCGCGGTTCGGCGAGCCTGCGCGCTTTGAGGGCTAGGACCGCGGCGCCGGTGGCTTTGACACGGTTGCCCTCGTAATAAACGCCCCCGAGCTCGTCCAATTCCGGAATGATTTTTAGGAAGACCGTGGTTTTCTTACAGCCGAAAAGCTGTTCGAGTTGCGCGGGGCCGAAAGAACGGTGCTCAAACGGGATATCGTTGACAATCGCCGCCGCACCAACCTCGTCGAGCTCATCCAGGCGCGGTCCAGCGTTGTGCCCGATGCCGAACTGCGCAGTTTGCTTTATCATCGCCGAATACCGTCGTGTTGCTTCGCGACGGTTCGGCATCATCGTCAGATTTTTTGAAAAGTCGAAAATCGCAAAATCGCCGAGCGTGTTTTTTGGCGATTTATTCGGCGGCGATTTATTTCGGCGATTTATTCAGACGGCCCCGCCGCCTGGCCCCAAGCGCGGCACGTATTCGAGCGCGCGTTACCCATTTGCCGGCGTCCTTTAACGCCTTGGTAAGCGCGAGCTCCGTTCGCGGCCCCTCGTACGTTTCCATGAAATCTGCAAATTCCGCTTCACTTGTGGGTTTTGGGTGTGGTTGGAGCTTCGTCTCCCCTAACTGCTTTAACACAAGTCTTTCGACGCTCCGAGACGTTGCAAAAATCCAGTGATCGTTGTCCGGTTTCCACGATGGTCGATCGCCGTTTGGGCAGTCGGGATCGATGCGGGAGCTGTCAAAGTGCGAGCGCCAGTTTTTAATTCCCCACCATTCTGTCTGGAAATCCCGCCACGGTCCGCCGTTTGTGGGTCGTATTTTTAGATCAAGTTCGCCGGCCTCGTTCTTTCTGGCGATTTCCGAATGTGTGGCTTCGAGCCGCCGCAAGGGGGCCCGGCCTTGGTCATGTAGACGCTGGGCAAGCTCACGCGCAATTTTCCAATGATGGCCGGTAAATTCGTGTGCGCCGTGCCCAATAACGAAATCAGGACGTTTAAGATCGCGGCGATGTTTGCTTAGCAAAATATCGGCGCGCTGCCGATCGACATAGAGCGCATCTTTGAGATTGCGCGGAAGCGGCTTGATATCTTCGGTAGTGGCTTCCTCGCCTGTCCAATCATCGCCGTGCAACGCGCGGCCGATCTTTTCGACGACGTGCGCGAGAAAGACATAGCCGGTCGGCTCGCGTGGCCACCAATCGGGCCGCTCACCTCGAGGGTTTTTTGCCACTGAAACACCGCTGCACCGCTCGCTAAGGAGCGCGGGGCAAGCGCCTCGGCGGTGTGACCAGACGCGACGGCCCGGCCGGGCCGGCCCCGCGCCGGTTAAAAGCTATGACGCTGATCGCATCGGCACAACCTTGCCGGCTTTCGTCGCCGGTTGCGAACAGTATTGCGACCATTGATCCATGAGCGCGCGGCGCTTATCGAACAAGTCGCCGCGTCGGTAGGCGGCCTCCACCCGGTCGCCGATCGTGTGCGCGAGCGCCATTTCGAGCACGTGGTTCGGATAATTCGTGCGCTCAGCGGCCCAATCGCGGAACGTGCTGCGCAGGCCGTGCACGGACGTTTTGTTGCCGTAGCCCAGGCGCTCGAGGAGCCGGCGCATTGACATTGCGTCAACCGTCTTTGCTCGCGTGCCGGGGAACAGGTAGTCGGCGCCGGCCTGGCCGGCGAGGTCGAGCGCGCGCTCTGACAACGGCACTTTGTGCGCCTTGCGGGCCTTCATCCGATCGGCCGGCACCGTCCAAACCTTGTTGGCGTGGTCGATCTCCGCCGGCGTCGCGCGCCGCACTTCGTTGCTGCGGGCCGCGGTTAAGATCGTAAACTCGAGAGCGCGGGCTGGGGCGCTTTTTTGTTTGCACAGCTTTGCCATGAACGCGGGGAGCTCGTCATACGGCAACGCGGCGTGGTGTTCGACCTTCCGCGACCGTGAGGGGTTTGCCAGGAGGTGATCCAAAC